GTGTTCCTGCCTCATCAAAAAAACGGCCTCCTTTGGCCAAATTGCAGTTTTGACACAGCTGCCGGAGATTCCACATCTCATCGCCCCCACCTAAACGCTTCGGAATTACATGATCAATGTGCATTGGGCCTTCACTCTGGGCGCATTGCTGGCAACATCCATCACGCGCCAACACTAGCTCTCGTATCTTGCGCCATCGTCTGCTGCTACCACCTTGCCAATTACTTGACATCAATGCCACCCATGCTTTTGCCAATGAGCAAATGCTTTGCAGCTTGATCTATCATAACGATGTGCGATGTAACGCAACGACCAGTCAATCATTCTATACCCATCAAGGTTGCGATACTTTGTGTTACGCATCTGACCTAAGCCAAAGTGATTGCCATTGGGATTGATTGCATCTACACGCCAATTGCTTTCCTTGGTAATCAATGTGTTGAAGCATTGGAATTCTTTGTAGTTAATGATCCTTGAATGTGCATAAAGCTTTAATGCATCTATTGATGTTGTTTGTTTAACATCTTTTGTTGCATAAGCCGGTGTTGTGCCAACAATACATAGCACGGCCAATAGCACCAGACATCGCTGGCGAGCTACCCGGCTAACCGGCTCGCCTACGAGTATGGAGCGTACCGAGTGTGTCAAGCAAGGAGCGTAATCTTGAGCGAGTCCCACAGGTTTCACACACCTGTGGATAACACCTGTGGATAACTTACTCATTGGCTTAACTCAACGATCCGTTTATCATCCACAATCTTAATCCCAAATGTGCCGCATCCCATGCATTGTGCAAACCACTCATGCTGTGTTAATTCGCTGCCTTTCTTAAGGCCATGGCGTTGCTTAGGCTTGCCATAAAGCTTCTTGCAAATAGCGCAATCAAACAACAGGATGTGCATAATTGCTCCTTGCCAATGTTTCGATGGGTTGCAGATTAGTCTGTGGCACAGTCCAATTGTTTTGGCTAGTGTTTTTATAGCGTGGCCTTTTTGCTACACCTACTGGCATCCAGCCAACAATGTGCAGCTTGGGCGAATGGCCTGTGACAAGCACCGCAACATCACGATCCGCTCGGTCGCTTTCTTGTATCCATAAATTGGATGTTGGATTGGCTGACCATTTAACCTCAATATGTTCGCCCACATCGGCCTTTGATTTATCCCATGTGATGCCAGGTTGATAGTCATATCCCAAACTCTTAGCAACAACTAATTCAGCTGCCATTGATTCAGCCATTTGTGCTACATATTCAAACCATGACAGGTTTTTTTGAAAGCGCGTGGGATGGTCAGCGTTACGATCATGGCAATGTTGGATGGCTGCAATTATGCATTGGACCTCCTCAACGCGGTTAATCATCGGCAACCTCCACAAAACCAAATGATGTTTTCTGTGCGGTCATAACCTTTTTGATAGCCAAATTGGTCAAACTTCATGAGCCTTGAGCATTTGTCACATTGCTCCACTCGATATTCAGCAACGACTTTGCCTTCCAATAGCACCTTGGCAATGCGTGTTTGTGGGTTAATGATTTCAATGTAATCGCTCACTTGAATACCACCCACATCATGATAGTTAATGCAACAATTTCAATCGCTGCAAGGATTACAATCAAACCGGTTTTGCTCATGATTACACCTGTGGCTTAAATGTGCCATCGCTGGTCAATACAAACCATTGAGGCTTGCATTGCTTTTCTTTAATTTTCTCATTGCAAAAGTATCCGGCCCAAGCTTTAGGTGCATCGGGTTTGCTTTGATTCCATCGCATTGATCCATGTGAGCAGCTTGGCGCACTAGCTGCTGGTATATCCCAAGCTATTGGTTCGGCCTGTTCGGCTTCATCTCTGGTCTTGTAGCTTGGCACATCGCCATGCTTTGTTGTCCAGTAATCATAATCAGCAGCTGGTGTTTCAGTCTTGACCAATGCCATAACCTCGGCTGTGGCCTTTTCTGCGCCTCCTAGCACCAATGCCATCACGCGCATCAGAGCTGAGGTGCAGGTATCTTCAATCATCCAACGCCTCATTTTGTCAGAGTAAGCTGCTAAGAATCCATGTGCATAATCCACACCAGCTGGCTGTGTTTCTAGCTGATTTCTAAATGCTTTAGCTTGTACCAGCACATAGCCTTTCTCAGCATTAAATTCAACGATAAGCGTTTCCAATCGGCCTTGCGGATAGGACGCAATCCAGCGAGCCGTGCGCTCCTTGTTGCCTTCGTAGTTATCCATAAAAGCCATTATTTGACCGCCTTAGCTGAGATGTGACGGCCAACGGCCTTGCCTCGCTGATAACCTTCACGATGGCCTTCTTTGTATCCAACCGCATAGCTGCAAATCGCCCACAAAATACAGGCAATTGCCATCAGCACAAACAATCCAATTTCACTTGTTGTCATTTTCTTGCTCCCGTTTCTGGGAGCCGTGTCTCAGCTCCCAAATACAGAGTGACAGGCACAGCCGACATTTTCAACAATCGCGCCTAAATTGTGGCGTGTCGCTACTTCTTTAACGCTATCTCAAGCATTAGTTGATCTAGTCGTGCCTCTATCCGACTCACTTGATCCTTGAGAGAATTGCCACCATTGGGTTGCAGCTCTCGCATGACTGATTTCACCATGAATCTCATTGACGAATAGATGGCAGTTAGCACCGCAATAACAAGCCCACCAACCGCCGTCCATTCGCCCACGCTCATTTCTTGTTGCCAAAACTCACATCGTTGGGATTAGCCCATCGAGCTAATACCGGCACAAGGCCAGCGACTAAACCCAATGCCAAATCTTTTGGATTTGTGTTACCTGTCATCCATACGGCCAACGCACCAGCAACCGAGCTTCTCGCCCATGATGCCAACATTGCTTTTGCTTGATCCATTATTTCTCTCCTTTGGGTCTGTCCGGTAAATCACCGGTAAATGAGACATAAGCCGGACGGCCATATCCCACAACAAATGATCGCGCTCCCAAGGTTCGTGATTTGACCATCACTTCACCGCCGTTTCTTTGATCTGCATCTCCCGATGTGTTGCCTTCAATTGTCACAATTTGCTTTTCCGATACTCTGATTACTAAACCAATGTGATTAATTGTTACCTTGTCATCAATAACAAAATCAAAAAACACAAAATCTCCAATCTTTGGCGTTTTATGCCATTGATTGTTTGTCTTAAATGCCTCGGCCCCGGCCTTGGTGCTGACCACATTGGGCACTTTGACACCAGCCGTAAATGCGCACCAATTCAAGAAACTTCCGCACCATGGAAGCTTGTCGGCTTTCATGTGTTTGCCATATTTGGTTTCATTAGTGCCTGTTTCAGCCACGCCATTTTCGGCGAGCGCAACTTGAATCATTCGAGGCAATGTACCTTGCGGAAAATTAGCCATTAATCATCTCAGTCAAGTGTTCCACTTATAGCCCAAGTGCTTTTAAGTCATCGGCAGTCAAACCAAGTGCAGCAAGTTTGGCTTGTGCTGCCTTTTTATCGGCTTCTGTTTTAGAATCTTGCTCGGCTTTCCAAGCATCATACTGTGCAAAGCCTGCCTCAAATTGTGCCTTAGTAATTGGCTGCGCTTCAATAAAGGTAATGCCTTCATATTTATCGCCTGAAATTACCCAACCGCCTGTTGGAATGAGAAATTGTAAGACCTCCGCTGCTAATGCCATTATGCGCCTACCTCCGTTAAAATTATTGTTCCTAAATTGTTATCTACCATAACTGATACGTTGCCAATACCTGTAATGCAATTAAATTGCATTTTGTATGTTGTTGCGCTAGTTGTAGAAGGTGAATCTAAATATGCAAAAGACCACATATTTTGTTGTTTTATTGCTGAATCTGTGCGTAAATAAAGTGTCTGACTACCACCAATATCAGTTGCGCCTCTAAATAATTTCAATCCAATCGCCGTTCCTGAACTTGTTGCATCTTTGAAAATAGGTAGATGAATTTGCACTAAAACTTTACTTGTGGCAAGTGTTGGTGTAATTGTCCCCGTCAATCCTGTATCTGCAAAAGTTGCTGAACCACTATTGGTTTGTGTGGCATAAGTTGCTTGCACTACCTGCAAGACTTTGCCACCGCTTGCTGGCGTAGCCCATTTCAAGCCTGTTGGAGAAACTGTTGAATCGGCGGTCAAGACTTGTCCGTTTGTGCCTACTGTCAAAGCTGCAACAGTATCGGCAGCAGTACCAACAAGGAGATCAGCTTTTGCAGCGATTGCGTAGTTTGTAGTATCTGCAACATATTTCAATCCTGTTGCTTGAGCTGAATCTGCGACTAAACGCGTTTCATTTGTACCCACGCCGATTCGAGCATCTACTGTTGTAAAAGTGAATAAATCGCCTTTAGTTGTTAGTGGTGTTACATCGGCGGTTGTTGTCCAAGCTGGGACACCACCACCGGATACCGCTAACACTTGACCGGATGTACCAATGCCAAGCCGTGTGTTTGTGTTTGCCGTTGCTGATGAATAAGCAAGATCACCAAGCGTTGTGCCGGGTTGTAATGCCTTGAGTCGTGTATCAACACCTTGCAATGCCACATCAAAATCTGCCGGCAAATCCGTTACTAAATCTGTCGGTGTGGGTAAAACAAAACCATAATTCGTTGTTGGGTTTGCCACTTATTATCTCCTTACGCTACGACTAAGGCATCAGCCCAATTTAGGCTTCCGCTGATTGTATTCCATGCTTCTAAAACTGAGACATCCTCCCATTGCATGGCTTGCAATGAGAATGCCAATGGTGAAATTATTGCCGTGACTGACACGGAATTGTAGGAGGCACGCCATGACCAACCTTCAACAAATCCAAGATATGTGCCTGATGCCATGTTGAGAGGCAAGTCTGTGATGCGTAATGGCAAACCCATAAAAATGTTTATTAAAGCATCGCGGTCAGCATCATCAATTTCTGAGTTTGTTAGCTCAAATGTTATTTGATTAAAATTGGCCTGTGGGTACGATCTAAGCTTTAGATAAAACGCGGCCTGACTTTCGGCATCGGCTTGATGTTTGATGGTTGTTGTGATGATTTGAGCCAATCGGCCAAATGAAGCAATCGATGTTGCATCGGTATCTGTGACCTCCGATGATGAATTAATGCCATATTTGATAACTATTTCATTTCGGATGTCACCAGCGCGAGTCTGCACAAATAGTGAATTGGCCAAAGCTTGAGCAGCCGACAAATCGGTGTAACCATTGTTTGCCAAATAAATTGAGCGATGATCTGCCGATGCATAGGAAATTAGGCCTTGAGCATCCTCGTACAAATAGCCCAATCCTGATGTGGCCAGAGCTGAAACCAATGAATAAACATCAATTGTTGATGATGATCTAGCTGCCAATTCATAGCTGCCCGGTGTGTCAATTTCGCCCAATCCCGTGTTTTCTGCATCCTGCCATTGAGTCGTTGCATCATAGGTAGCCCATGTAAGAGCTGCTGGCACCTCATTCCATGAGTTAATTAGCAAGTCTGTAAGAATGGTCAAAATCTGATCCCCATCAAAATCCTGTGTTAAAACACCATCAGTTAAAGCTTTTGGCAATCTGGCCAAAGCTCCCACAGCTGTAATTCTGACTGTTTGGTTAATGCCAACAACACCCGATGCAGCTATGCCAATGCCTAAATCAACGACTGTGCCGCCAAAGATAGGCACAAATGTAGCTGTGGAATCTTGCAATTCAATAGTCACAGCATCATTGATTTCAATGTCAATGTTGGATTGATCTAAGTTAATTAGCTCAAGGCTGACATATCCTGCATTGGCTTGCTCATAAATGTTTGTGCGACCAGATGTGGTCGAAAGATTAGCCAACACATAATTTGTGTAGATTATGCCACCAATGTTAATTCGCCAAACCGGGTTGAAAAGAGTCATTAAATTGCCACCAAATTACTGGCTCCACCTGTGCCGCGATAAGTAGAATTGTTAAGTGCCTCAGTTACCGCTCGGTTAAATCCTTCCTCATCAATAATTGATGCGGCATTGACATTGATTACTACTCGCTCAGCTGTGGAAAGCCCACCGGTTGCAGCTATGCGTGCAGCAGCTTGTGCTGCGCGTGCATCTCTTAATCTAGCTGTTTCAGCCTTTAATTCCTCACGCCTCAAAATAGCAGCTTGCATTGCCGGTAAATAAGCCCCAAGAGGTGCGCCTGTAAATGTGGATGGGTCAGCGCCCGGCATAAATGTATTACCACCAACGCCTCCACTATCGCCACCAGCAAATGGATCGCCGCCTATATTTGGGTCAAATTCTGCCCCACCGGCTTTCAAACCTTTTGAATTATCTCCACCACCAAAAAATCTAGTAATTGGATTATCAGTCATGAGCTTAATAAATGCCTTGACTGCATTGACTACGCTAGTGACCGCCGTTACTATCTTTGCAAATCCTGAAATTGTCACCGAAATAATTGTTCCCAAAATACTAAACGCGCCTTTAAGTGTTACTCCAATAATGGGAGCCAAAGTATCTTTTGCAAATGTTCCCACAGCTTTCATAAAATCCAACAATGGTTCAAATTCTTGGGTGTTATCGCCGATGGCTTTTTGTACCTTCTCAAATGCACCGCGCAATCCGTTAATGGCTGGCGTAAGAATTGATGAAAATATGGGAATCAAGAAATCATTAATAAATCCCCAAACGGCTTTGAATTGTGGCAGCAAGACTTCTTGAATATATGAGCCAAGAAATTTGATTACTGGCTGTAACTTTGGCCCAATTTCATCTGCAAATTTTTGAATAGCAGGAACGACATCCTTGACAAAAGTATTGACCATGGGTGTAATTGCATCGAGTACAAATGAACCGACTGTCTCTTTGCCTTCATCAAATGCCACATTAAGTCGAGCCATCTTGCCAGCAAATGTGTCGGCTTGTTTAGATGCTTGACCTTCAAATGTGCCGGCCAATTTAGCTGTGATTTGCTCAAATGACATGGTTTTAAGATCGGCTGCACTTATGCCAACGCCTAGTTTTCCAAGAGCTGTATTCTGACCTTCCGCGCTTTTTGCAAGCGCATTTGAAACGGCCTCCAAAGATTTGCCAGAGCCGGCTGAAATATCCAAAGCCAAAGCCTGTAATTCTTGTGCTTTTGTAATATCTTTTGTGCTTCTCAATAGGCGATCTAGCGATGGCCTCAACTCATCATCGGTTTTGCCGGTCAATAAAGATGTTTTAAGAATCTGCGCTTCGACAGCTTTGATTTGAGCATTTGTGGCACCGGTGACATTCTCCAATGTTGTGGCCAATTTAGTTTGTGCAGCTTCATCGGCAATGGCTGATTTGACACCATCAATAAGCAATTTGCCAGCATAAGCTGCGGCTGCAACACCAGCTGCGGCAAATGCTAATCCAGCCTTTTTGCTAAAATCACCTAGTTTTGAGCCAAAGCCTTCAACCTCTTTTGTGCCGGTATCAAGGCTTTTTTTTAGCTGGTCAATATCGCCTAGAATTGAGAGCTTGAGCGTTCTACTTTGTCCGGCCATCACCACTCCTTCAAAATCTTAGTAAATGCAGTCTCCCATTGAGCGATGATATGTGGCTGCTCGGCACGCAAGGTTGGATATATGAAATATCCTGCTGATCCACCATTGGTGCCGCGACCTGACCAAATTGGAAATTGCTTAAATTTTGTTGATCCAAATTCATAGCCGCCCCAAAGCTGTTGCGTTGTACCGCCACCGCTAAATTTTTGGGACACAAAGCCAAATGATAATTCACCAATTTTTGATGATTTGCTTACCCGTGAGCCTTGAGCAATGCGTGATGCGGCTTTATTTGGCCGACCACCGGCCGATGCAATAATTTTGGATTGCACATAAGTAGCCAATCCATTTGAAACGCCTTTGGCCTGTGCCACAGCTGCCTCATCCATAGCTTTGAAAGCTTTGACGATGCCGCGCAAATCAGCCTTGTCATAACTAATTGCATCAGTTGCCATCTCTTGTCCTTAGAATCTCAAAAACAGTTAAAACATCCTCGGCCGTTTTGAACTCTGATCGTGACAATCCGGTTGTGATAGCCAATTCCCAAAGAATCCGGTTTATTGATCCGGATTCGTAACTTTTGGGTTTTCGGTTTCTCCCATGCTGATGTCAGTCACAGTTTCGCACCACACTTCAAACGGCTTGACAGGCTTTCCGGCTGCTTCGCGCTTGCATGCGTGATACGCCAAAAACATCAGATCAGCAATTCCCAATTTCTCGGACACTTGCTGAATCGTGTTTCCGGTTTTCTGTTCCCACTTCATCCACTCCGGTGGGAGCGCGGTATAGGTTGCACTCTCCCCGGATGTGAATTCAATCGTGATTGGTAGTTTCATGCTCCCGATTCCTTTTCTCTTAGCTAATTGTCAAGACTGGTGTTGTTACGCATGTGAATGCAAGCGAAACAGTTTGTGCATCTGGTGCTGTGCCTCCGGCAGATGGCAAAATTGGCTGGACATCAAAAGCAAATGATGCGCCTGTGTCTGCTACAAATACAACAGGCAAGCCGGTGTTTGGTGCGTTTGTTGCAGATGTCCAAAGTGCCTCACATAATGATGAAGCTGCTCCCCAATCGGCTAACATCTCAACGGCAAATGAACCTTGAGTGTCAGTTGTAAAGTACGCCTTGCCATCGAGTGTTTGATAAGTGTTGATTGTTGAATCAACAGTCAATGTTGCTGATGTGGCCTGAGCATCAAAAGTATCACCATCAATGGTGAAAGTGATGTCTCTGCCCGTGATAATTGTTGTTGGCATGATTTCTCCTTAGTTGGTGTAATAGGTGCTGACTTGTAAATCGGCAGTTAGGTATGTACCTGCACCGACTTCCAATGGTTGTGGTTGATTTACATTGCCGACAACATAGCCATCGGGCATTGTGCTGATGATGTCAATCATCAATTGTTCGAGATTGTCTAACGCTGCTGCATTGTTAAGATAAGCAACAACACCAGTCACACGAAAATTGATTTTGACTTTAGTTGTTGCCCCATTGATTAAAACGCATTCCAAATAAGGTGCATCTGGGATTAAACAAATGCTTGGAGATGTCATTGTCTCTGGAATGCCGTTATACACATTGGCTGCAATAGTTGAAAGAGTCGTTTGCAATGGTGTGCGGATGTCTGCCTCAATTGTCATTGGCACATTGCCTCGACATCCAAAAATGGCCCAAGTAAGCCAACGACTCTGTTGGTCAAGCTGCGACCAAGCACAAAAGGTGATGGCTGAAAAGTGTCTGACATGATTTGATTGCCGGGAGCTGTAATGCTCTGAAAAATCTCAACCGAGACAACCAAAATTGCATTTTCAATAGGCGGTGTTGATGCGTAAAGTTGTGCAGCTGAGGATCCGCTTAAAGTAGCCAATGCGCTTGGAATAAATGGCAATGGATATGTGCGATCAGCCGCGGCTGTTGCAGCTGTAAATGTGTATGGCTCAATCCGATCATCGGTGACTGTGTAGGTCGCGTTGTATGTTCCGGCCCCGGTTACAACAACAGATTGCCCCGGCACAAAATAATTTGGTCGGATTGTGGTGAAATAAATGACGGAATCACTCACATTGGCAAATGTCACCGATGATTGGTATTGCGTAAGTAAAGGCAAAATCGTTTGCTCGGCTGAATCAATAAATGAATCAAGCTGTGCATCAGAATACAAAGAAACTGAGACACCAAGAATTGATCTTAGCTGTGAAGCTGTGACTATTGCTGGCATCTCAGTTCCTTTCGTGTCAGTAGCGTTCGGGAGCGACCGCTACCGATTTTGATTTTTTAGTTATCAGGTCTGGTTCCAGCATGCGCCAAATGGAATCTTTGGAGCAATTGCTGCATAGCCGTAGTAAAGAATGTCAATGGTTCCATCGCTTTGAATTGCTGTGCGCAATGTAAAGCGTGGTGACTCATACCATGTCCATGCATCTGGATTTACAACGACCATTGAGAAATCTCCGGTTGATGTTGTTGGGCCAGCGTTACCAATGGAGCGAGAAACAAAGAGGTTAAGACCCGGTGAAACTACACCGCGCAATGAATCGCCTCTCACATTACCGGCTGCATTTGATGGTTGCGCTGCGTTGTAAAGAGGTGCGCCATTGTCGTTGTAACCCATGATGTTTGTCCATTGTCCAGGAGAAACAACGATGTTGCGAGCAAAACCAAGTGATGATCCATAAACAGCACCAGCAGCTTGAGATGTGTAAGCAAGGAATCCTGTTGCGGAGTTTGCATTAACACCTGTTTGCTGACCTGCACCAGCAATTGTGCCAACGGCAAATTCATCAGTTACTTTTGCATAAGCAAATTCAAGATTTTGCAAAAGAGCTGTTAGATATTCTGGACGGCTGCGGTCAATGAGTTCGACAGTTGAAATTGCGCGACCTTTGAAGCTTTGAACAGGTACGCTCAAGAATGTTGCTGATAGTGATGATTCTGTAACAGCTGCATTTTCTGCAATGTTTGCCACAGTAGGCACAGCTGTAACTTTTGGAATTTCAAAAGTCATGCCTTCGCCAACAAGTGTTTCACGACTTAGCGCATCAATCATTCCGCGATCGGCATTTGCCAATGCGTTGATTACCTGTGTGCTTTGAGGCGTTGGCACCATGCCGGGAGCTGTGCTGGTCGTATTATCGGCGGCCTTGATGTATTGGCGTGAATCCTCATCGTGCAGAATTGTTGCCTTGAGATAGTGCTCAAGGTATGAAACCTTTGACACAATTGGTGATCGTGGAGCTGTGTAATAGGCAGGTCGTGATGCCTGAACAGCCTCAGCTGGAGCCTCTACCGGTTCAACGGCAGGAGCGGTGTTTTCGGTAGTGTTATCCACTTTGTCTCCTTCATTTAGGTTTGTTGTCTCTGCAACTATTTCAGTTTCAGAATCCTCTGATGCTGCTACCTCAGAAACGCGTGCAGATCGCACGGCTGGTTCGGTAACAAGTGCCACGCCTTTAAGCTGGCCATTCAAAACTTTCATTGTGCCGTCTTTTTGCATTTCGTAATTATCAACGGCTAATTCAATGCTAAAACCATCGCGCAAGCCATCCATTGCCTCAACCAATGCATCGGTTCCGGCTGTTGTGTTTGCAATCTTAAATGTGGCAGTCATTTCTTTATCATTGACACTCATAGAAATGCTCTTTCCAATTCTGCGTGTATTGTCATGCTCAAGATTCAAAAAGACATCTTGAGGCACAATTGATCCGCGAGCAAAAGTGACTTTGCCTGTGCTGGCATTTGCTTGCTCATTAAATGCAACAATGCGGCCGGTGATTGTGCGAGAATCAGAATCAGCTGCCGTGATTTGCATGGGTGTTGTTAGCTTCATGAGATCATATCCTCCATTTGTCTAATTTCATCGGTAGTGATTGCTCCGATGTCAAATAAAATTTTGTAGATTTCTGCACGCTCTTTTTCTGATCCGCGTAGGTATGCCTTCAAATCAAATTCAACGCGTTGTGATGATGGCGTAAAATCTGACATTGAAAGTCTTGACGATATGCTGTTCATCAACGGGAGCAGCGAAAAATCCAACAAAGTTTGACGCGCCGTGCTGGCGTTTGCATAGGTCATGGATGATCCAGTCGGCGCATCAATAAAGTAAGCCGGAATGCCAACGGCACGGGCCAATTCTGTTGCGATAATTTCGCGTGCAGCATTAAGGCCAATTTGCTCCGGTGTGAAACCGACTGTTTCCATTGAAATGTCAGCATTGAGAAAAGCGGTGCCGCGATTTCTGCGAGCTGTACCCCAAGCATCTAAAAGTTTTGCAATGCGGTCAGCTGGCAACGCTGTGCCATTTGATTTCAAAACCATTGATGGTACGGGTTCGCGTGCATACATTGCAGCTGCTCGCTCAAGCTCTGCACCGGCACGGATTGTGCGACCGGCTCGATTTAATAAGCCTTCATCATTGCCATAAAACACAACAAGTGATCCAAGGCCTTTGTATGGCACCTGCATTCCATCAACTGTGTAATACTCAATCTGCGTGCCTTTGTCATTAAGAAACACACCAACGCGATTGGGAGCAACGCGCCACATTTCGCGCACTCTGCCGGTGTCGGCGAATTCGGACATAATTTGAAAATACGAAAATCCCACGAATAATAAATCCTCGGCCGCCCAACACCAAGATGCAGCTCCCGGCACGCGTTTATCTGGATCATTGATAACAACAGGCTGGTCAATAACCTGACCTGTTGTTTTGTCGCGCGTAATCATCGGAATTGTGGCAATTGAATTGCAGATCATGTTCCTAGCGCGGGCGATTGCGGGAACCGACATGGCCTCCTCACGGCTGGCCAAATAATCCGCTCCACCAAATGGATAAAATGCATCGAGTGTTGGAGCTGGCCCAATTTGTGCAGCTATGTCAGCACCGCGTGATGGCGCAACAGTTTCAATGGTGCGTTTGCGGTCAAATAATCCCATGCACCCATTTTCTCAAAATGTCAAGCATCAACCCACTAAAACATCAATTTCCGTTTCTGGGCGTGTCGCAAAATGGGTGCAAAGAGCTGCTGCCACGCTGGCGCAAACGGCGGTTTGTGAGGCTCTTCTTCCAATAACCCATCCACCATCGCCTCTACGCAATTGCACAGCAGACAGCATTTGTTCGGTCAATTCAGCTTGATTGCGATGCTTCAAACGACCGGAATTGATTGCACCCAATAATTCATCACAAGCTTGTGGGTAATCGCTGTCCATGTCATGGATTGGAATACCGGCCGGCTGCATTCTTGCCGCAACCGCGCCCGATGTGCGCCTTGAATAGAGCAAATACTCAATGGGATATTTGCGGCAATAACTAGCTGCATCATTGGCAATTGCCCGATCATCCAGCTGAATGGTGTTTTCCCAAGTGTGCAGCAGCTTTATCACAAAGCTCTCTAATCCAAGCTTTTGAGCGGCGACCAATGCACAATGCTTGCGATCTGGTGATATGTCAATCGCCATCCATGTCAGCTTGTCCTCATCAAGATCAATAGTTTCATCTCCACATGCTTGCCACTCTTTGGCACCAATAACGCTTGAGATTGTTTGCACCCAGCGATTTAATACCTCGGTTTGGACTACATCGGGAGGATCATTGAAAACCGCTCGGATATTGTCTGGGTGAATTGTTATGTTGAGGCCGGGATTGGCAAATGCCGCGTTTTCCAATGAAATTTCATCGGTAGGAGCTGACCACTCAAAATAACCCACATCATCGGTTGCACCACTAGCTGCTGCCAATCCGCGCTCTCTCAGCTGATTCAGCACAATGCTGTGAGAATCACCGGCCGTGGAAAAGCAATTGACTTGTGGATTTTTGGCCGCCATCAATGTGTAACGCATTGCAGCAAATGTTTCCATGTCGTGCAGCTCTCTGATTTCATCCATGTGGATTGATTCGGGTTTGCTCAAACCTCTAGCTGCTGATCCACCAGCTTTGATAATAAAACGCGATCCATCAAGTGTTTCAATTTCCTCAGCTCCATGTTGCCATCGGATTCGCTTGACCCGTTTTGCCAAATCATCGTGGGTTTCTATAATCTGCACGATTGCCCGGAATTGCTCTAACGATGTCACCAGTCGGTGAGCTGTGGAGACTTGCAAGGATTCTTGCCAATGAAATAAACCCATCAAAATTCTGGCCATCATGTAAGTGCTTTTGCCATTCTGTCTCGCAACAGTCGCAACTGAAATTGGGTGATGGTAGCGGCCATCTGGCTTAACCTTGAGTGAATGCTCGGCCAGCCATTTCTGCCATGGCATGAAGCCGCCATTAATGATCTGGTCGGCAAAATCAATCAGCTCAATCTCACGGTAGGGCTAATCATTGAGGGGTGAGTGGTTTCGGGGAGGTGTTACGG